TATGATCCATCACTACATTCCAACAATTATGTACCCATTCTCTCATTGATACGACCTTTCTAAAAGTTACTCTTAAAGGATAATGCGCATCGGCATTATCACGAAATTCTATAGCATCGTTGATATCATAAAACTTTTCAGAGATTTTGTGGTTTTTAAAAAATGCTGTTACTTTATACATCACTTTTCTCCTCTATCAAAAATTAAAAACAGGACCGTCAAAGTTAATGACAGCCCTGCAAGTATTACCCAATCAGGCATTACTTTTTTTCCGATACAAACTCATAAAGTTTTTCAGCTTGTGATTTAATTTCATCTGGATTTAAAGCTTTAGGTACATACTTCTTCCAAGCTTCTAGTGCTTGCTCTGTATCTTCCTTATACATTCCTAACATTTTATTAGCAAGATCTACTTGCATATCATAATGTTTGTCTGCAATTTCTTTTGCCATGTTTAATACATCATAGCGGATTTGATATGGATTTGACATTTAAGTCTCCTTGTGTGTTATGTGTGTGTACGGTAAGGACTATTATAGCCCCTACCGGATAGTTGTGCAACTACTTATCGCGCAGTTTCTGAAGTTCCATCATACACTTCTTCGACTCCTCGTGTAGGCCCATTCTTGCGAGCTCCGCTGCCGCTCTGGAGTATCCAACCGTCTGCGTAAACCGATCGAATGAAGACCACAAACCCGACAAGGGTGAGAAGACATAATCTGCTACTAAAGCTGTCATTAGACCCACCCTCTTAAATTTTCATTTGAGCGAGCCACGTGATAGATTTCACCACGTGAAAGTCCAATATCTGCTAGTTCATAATCTGTTAACTTATGTAGCTCTTTTTCAGTTTGACGAATAATTTTACGGTTCGTTCTATACTGATTAAAAGCTTTTAATGCTTCGATAATAGTTTCAATTGCCCTCGTTGAGTAGCTGTGGGCTGCTAGTATTGCTTGTGTCATTTTGTTTCCTCGTTTGACCAATATTGATTTTACGAGGACGCATTTCTTCTGGAATAACATACTTCAATTCAATTGCAAGAATGCCATCCTGAATATCTGCTCCGTTTACATTTACATGTTCGGACAGCCTAAAGGTTCGTTTAAATTTCTTTGTCGAAATGCCACGATGGATAAACTCTCTACCTTTAGAGACGTGTTCCCCTGTAACAGTCAAGGTTCTATCTTTAACTTCTACAGATATCTCATCCTTTGTAAACCCAGCAATAGCTAGTTCGATCAAGTATTCTTGATCTCCAGCTTTGATAATATTATGTGGGGGATAATGGTCTTGAGCATGTTTAGCTGTCCACTCTAATTCGTTGAACAGATGGTCAAAACCAACAAAAGATGACCGCGGGAATAGTGTTTGTAAGCCTGTCATTGTTATCTCCTTTTTGAGCAAGCAAGATTGTATCGCGACCGGATTATTCCGCATCGCTATAATATATATAGTATTTAATTTTTAAAAAGCAACTAAAAAGTTATTTATTTCCGATATTATATTTCGGACATAATTCCCATTGGGCTTTTTCTTTAAATGGGATAATTTTTATCTGACGTAGAGGAGCACATTTAAGTTCTGATCCTCCTTGTATCTCTACAAGTCCCCAATCACTAAGCAATGTTGTAATAGTATTTCTACGTTCTATATCATTAGCTTCTAGATTAGCTTTCTTACCATCCAACATAAAAAGCTCTTTAAAGTGGACGATAAAATATCGTCCTTGCTTGTGTAGTATATGACATGATTGGAATAATTTTTTATCTTTACGAGAAGCAACTCCAATGCGAGTTAAAGTCTCTCTAACCTTCAGAAAGTCATCCGGTTCGTTTAAGACCACCTCTAGCATATCTTGAGGCTGCCATTCTACTATATTATTTTCTTCCACCTTTACTCACCTTCTGCTTTATAATTTTTATTTGTTCAGGTGATAGAAGGGACAATACTTGCTTAGCTTTATCATTACTGTACCCATAGTATTGCTTTACCACTTCAATATCACTCTCAGTTTCTGGTTTCATCCATTTCGAAAATCTTTTACGTTTACGTATGATATTTATAAGAAAGTGATATTGAAGTTTATTATCGAGATGGTGGTAGCGGTTTACGACATTAGCAGCAGAAACGCTGTCAGGAAAATAACTAAGACTCCTATTAATGAGAAAACTATTATACCCTCTTTCAGCATGATCATCCTCCATTATGTCTTGCTTTGTATAGTTAATAGTATTTAGGTATTCAAAAGGATTCATTAGTTAAACTCTACATTAGCCATTATCTCAGTCATACAAGCAACAGTATTAAGTTCGTGGTCAGCCACGAATGCATCTTTATACTGATAGTCTGCAAGAATAAGAACAAGTTGAGGTATACTATTAGGATTGACATGCTCATACATATTATCGTATATACCTCTAAAGATAGCGACAGTATCTATATCCATACTCTCTACTACCCACTTACGCATAGCTTTAAAGTTCTTAGCTTTAAGATGAGTACTTAGAGTAGCAAACATATCAGAGTTACTACTTCCAGATACAGTATCAACATTACCAGTCATACCTAGCTTCTGGCATTCGTTTAGTACACGCCGCCAGTCAGGAGCATGCTTCATAATAATATCAGCTAGACTTTGACTAGTAAACGATACTTCTTCTTTATAGAGAATATCAGCTGCACGATCCATAAACTGACCGCACAGGTTAACTAAGTCTTTCTTAGTAGTATTGAATTCGTATACACCACAACGAGAATGAAGAGGTTCGATAATACGATTCTTAAAGTTACAAGTAAGAATAAACCGACAGTTATTAGCAAACTCTTCGATAAAACCACGAAGAGCTGGTTGCGTAGATTGAGGATTAAGATAGTCAGCCTCGTCAAGGATAACGACTTTATATCCTCCAGATAGGGATACAGAAGAAGCAAACTGTTTAATCTTACCTCGTAAGGTATCGATATTACCTTCTTCCGATCCGTTTATAATAATATAATCAACACCGAGTTGCTTGCACATAGCTTTAGCAACAGTAGTCTTGCCCAAGCCAGCAGTACCAGAGAACAACATATTAGGTAGTTCTCCAGTATCTACTATAGCCTGTAAAGTAGTTTTTAACTGCTCAGGTAAGATAGTTTCCTCAATAGTCTGAGGACGGTACTTCTCTACCCATAGAAAATCATTCGACATATTAACCTCATTATAAAAAAATAGTATAGCTCACTTAGGTTAAGATGTCAACTTATGATTCAGCAGCGACCTCTTGTTGATGAGCCTCTGCTAGTTGGATAATCTGTAGTGATTGATCACGAAGCTGTCCGATAGTAGAGAGTTCTTCTCCTTTAAACGCGCCTCGTTGAGTCAAAGCATCTACAACTGCTACAGTGCTGCGTGCAACTCGATTAGATAGATCGTAGATTTCTGAATGATCTTGTTTAGTTTCTTTTTCTTTAGCCATCTTAATCTCCATAAGTTGATAGCTTCTCTAGAGCAACCCAATACTTAACGTCGTGGTTAACACTAGAGAATTGTGATATAAGTTTAGATGAGATATCGACTTGATAGTCGTCAGTTATCATCTTAAGGTTGTTAATATTCAATACAAATCTAAAGTCTTCGGTATTATACTCTCCTTCTACCATAATCGAATATGTATTAGCAGTAGTATTCTCAGGATCAACAACAGTTAGTTTAACTGAACCGTTATCAGGTTCAATCACCATCTGGCTATGTCCGAAGATACTAGCAGCTTTCTTGAGACCGTTCAGCGTAGCTTGCTCAAGAGTAAATGATACATCTGCTTGAGGCATATCAATAGGCTTCTGAGGTGTAGTAAGCATCTCTGGATCAGCATAGTAATACTTAACCATAGCTCGACCAGCATTGCCTCCTACAATCATATAATTATCTTTAAACTTAACAGAAGGATTATCTACCAGGTCAAGTACTGATAGAAAGTTCTGCAGGTCATAGATACCTACTTGCTTGTCGAACTCTTCTGTTACAGTAGCTTCACTAAGAACGTTCTTAGCTTCAGCAATAGTCATAATCTTGTTACCAGGTTGGATAACAACATTACTGTTTATACTGGCAAAGTTTTGTAGAATCTTTACCGTTGTTGCACTTATTTCCATTATGTAATCCTACTAAAGTTTTTATCTTTTACTATTTCTAGTTTGTTCTCGAACTTATCATCTAGTAACTCTCGCTTATGAGAGATAATGAATATGTTCGTTTCGTCTCCTAAAGTATAGATGATCTTCATAAGATTATCCACACCTTCGTGATCTAAAGATGAGTCGAACGTCTCATCCAATATAAGAAGATTAGTTGCAACACTATTCTTCATCTTAGCTATCATACGCCAAGTAAAGAGTAATGCTAAATCAATACGTTGCTTCTCTCCTTCTGAGAACGAATCGTATGAGAAAGTATCTCTAAACCTAGATCTAATAGTTTCTTGAAATGACTCATCTAAGTTAAACGAAACATAGAAGTCAAGTATATCAAGATATTGATTACAAAGCTTGTTTATAACCGGAAGGTATTGCTTTACAATCTTAGTCTTAATTCCAGTATCTTTGAGCATTGTACTCATAATAACATTATAGTTTAATTGCTCACTAAGTGCAAGCTTTTCTTCTACTAATGAATCTCCTGATTCTATAAGGTCATTAAGATCATTATTCGCCTGATCCATATCAACGTTACTATCCAGTTTACTAATCTCTTCTTGAGTACGATCAATTGAAGATTGAAACTGAGCAATAGATTTATTATTAGCTGCTAGTTCACTTTGATAAGCCCTACATATATCAATAGTATTTAATGCAGAGAATAGAGCTTGGTTAGCTTCTTGTAATCCTTCATCTGCTTTATTAATTCCCGCTTGGAGCTCCTTTGCTCTGCCTTTACCTTCCAAGATATGGGCTGCTTTTGTGTCCTCTGTGATGGCTTGATCACAGGTCGGACAGATATCGTTTTTCTCGAAGAATTGGACTTCTTTAACGATCTTCTTGACCTCAGTGTTGAACTTCGTCTTAAAGGCTTCAAGCTCTTTGATTCTAGCTTCGCGTTGTCCTCTCTCCACATCTGCATTCGGTAGTTGAGATTGAATGGAATCACTAAGCTCTTCGTTCTTTCCATGTAGAGTTTTGATTTCATCCTGGAAATCAGAGATGAGTTTGAGCTTCTCTTCCCTTTGCTCTTTGTTAATTGCTTTGATGTCTTTGATATATTTCTTCTGTGCATCAATTTTAGTGCTGATGACGGCATGCTGATGAGTAACATCTTTAATCTGATCCTTTAATGAAGAAGTCTTTTCTTTCAATATAGAATTCATCTTGGAAAATACATTAATATCCAGAAGATCCTCGATTACATCTCTTCGATTCATAGAGCTTAGCTGCATGAAAGGAATGAAGGAGGAGGAGCCCAGCACTACGATCTGATGAAAGCTTTTATGATTAAGCTTCAAGATGTTTTGCTCGAGGATCTTCTGGTACTCTTTGGCATGAGATGATTGATTAATCATCGTCTCGCCTTTCCAGATTTCAAAGACGTTAGGTTTAATGCCTCTAACGATTCTGAAATCGGAACCTAATGCATTGAAGGTTACTTCAACAACGCAGTTCTTATTATTAATCGAATTAACTAACTGAGGCTTAGATATATTGCGATGAGCTTTACCAAACAAAGCAAAGCTTAAAGCGTCTAGCATAGTAGACTTACCTGCACCGTTAGACCCTACTACAAGGGTTGTTTTATTTTGACTAAGATCTAGATTAGACCAGTTGTTACCGGTTGAAAGAAAATTCTTCCACTTAAGAGTTTTAAATGTAATCATGCTATTTCTAGTGTCTGCGCTTCTATCATTAGATCGGACATCTGAGATTTAATCTTATCTTTATCTAGATCTGTATCAACAGCGTCAATGTAAGTATATAATAAAGTAGAAGTATCTTCAACTGATATTTCACTATCTTCTACATTTTCTCCAATAAACTCGTTAAAGTTCTCTGCTATCTTAAGTTCAAGTATATTGCGTTGCTGTATTCTATCTATAAACTTATCAAAGACAAACGTATCGGATTTATTAATTACCACTACTTTAATAAACTTACCTTCTACATCATCCAGAGGATAATGGAGGTAATCACAATCATTGTCATCATATCTGATACGATGGAAGAGAGTGTGTGGATTATGTATAGGAGTAAGTTCCCTAGTCTCGGTGTCAAGTATGTGAAAGTATTTTTTATCATGAGCGTCATTCCAAAAGAACTCCATTTGTGATCCAAGATATGTAATATTATCTTGCTCTGATTTAGTATGAAAGTGACCTGACAGTACCTTTTCAAAACGTTTAAATATAGATCTATTTAATCCATGTTCACATTTACGGCCTTTCATCATTTCATATCCTTCGATATCGAAATGACCTCCAAGCCAATCGCATTTAGCATTAGCAATAAACTCTAATGAAGCTGATTCATTCTCAGCAGAGATCCAAGGTACTAATCCCATCTTGAATCCATCGTAATCCATTACAGTAGGTTCATGAAGTATATTTACTTCATTCATATAATGTCCTAACAGCTCTTTGAGACTGTTAAGCTCATTTGTATTCTTATAATACGTATCATGATTACCACAGATAATATCCATGGTAATACCATTCTCTCTTAACGGTTTAAGAAAGTGATTACGGTTGCGGTTAAGAGCACGGAAGTTGATAAACTTCCTGTTATCATAGTAATCACCAAGATGCACAATATGCTTAATATTATGTTCCAGAAGATAAGGAAACAATACATCAGAATAAAATTTCTCTGCGTTATCGAGAAATATGTCAGAGCTATTGCGAGTCCCACAATGAGTGTCATTTAGTATGCATATCTTCATTCATAATATCCCACTTAGGTTTCCACCCAAGCTTTCGTAGGTATTCAATGTTCGCTTCTGTATGCACTCTTTCCCCAGTAGGATTCTCATATCTTATCTCTCCATCCCAATCAAATATCTTCTGTGCCATATCTAATACGCTCACAGTTTCTCCATTACCAATATCAAGTACTTTCTCATCTATTATAGACCAATTTGATATAATAGTCAAGATAGCATTGCATAAATCTTCTACATGAATCCAATCTCTAGTATGAGAAGCATTAATGTATGTTACTTCCTTGTTCTGTAGCTTCTTATAGAGCATATCATTTCTACCAGGCCACACAGTATGAAACCTCATACCCTTTGCATTTTCATAGTGAGTTGCAGTTACTTCATTCATCATCTTAGTAGCTGCATAAGGATTACCCCACCACTCATATGCATTGGAAGAGGAAGCATATAGTACCTTATTACAGTGTACTGATCCAAAGGAGAGCGCATATTGAGTACCGATTACATTATTATTATAATAAAGTTCAGGGTCATCAAATGAGGCTCTCACTCCTGCTAGAGCTGCTAGGTGTATAAGCACATCCCAATCAGAAGCACTATACCTATACCAATGAGTTTTATTAGTAACGTCTCCTTGAAAGCAAGTAATGTCTGCTCTGTCCTTAAAGTGATCATTAAGAAACGATCCAATAAATCCTTCATGACCCGTTAATAATATTTTCATATGAAGTTTCCTAAATCCGAATCAACACTAGTTACTCTTTTCTTGCGCTTCTTTTCCTCTTGAGCAAAGACCTTTACTTCTGAATCTTTCTCTTTTACTTTATCAATACGATCTTTAAGCTGATCAACAAAAGCTCTTACTACCTGAACTGATTGAGTATCATCTTGATTAGTAGCAATATACTCTTCTAATCCACTTTGAGAGAGATATTTAAGTTTAACATCTTGTTGTTTCTTCTCCTTAGCGATACGACGAAGGAATGCATACCAAGAGATCTGAGTAAAGTAAGCAAAGGCATTTGGATTACCTGTACGGGTAGCTGCTTCTACATTATAGTTTTCAATTGCACGAAGACAATTCTCTACAGCATCCATAACCATCTCTTCCCGATAGGTATAGCGAATAAAATTTGACTTATGAGATAGTCCTTCGGCAATCTTTAGAAAGCAAGATGCAATGTAGTTAGGTACTACAGGAAGTTTTTCTTCTTTACTTTGAGCTTCGTTAAGTTCACGTACATAATCTACAACAGCTTGAGAAAACTCCTTGTTGTTAACATAATGAATACTAGCTCGTTTTGTTCTTGCCATTATAAAATTCCTTCAATTCATATTATTATAGTATCTTTTTTTTACTGTGGCAACTAAAAAAAGTAGTTGCACTTCTCGCCAGATCGTATATAATCATATAGCGATATGGGGAGGGGGGATATATTATTTAACTAGAAATCCAATTCGGGCATCTTCAATATAACCATTGGCATTATCGTAACTCTCTATAAAGTCATACCCATGCATTTCCATATGCTCTCTCTTTTTACCAAAATCAGACGCCCATACAGGAATGATATGATCGTAATCTGGATCAGGGGAAGGTCTTAGATGGACTTCAATAACTTGATCACCTTTAAACTCAACGTTTATCTCTTTAACGTCTCTCAACACAACTAACTCATCTGGTACTTCTGGTATATAGTCAGATCTTTTCCACTCAACGAACTTAGTAAGATTGATAGGCATATTAGTACCTTCCCAGCAAGATGATCCTTTCCATGGCTGTAACCATTTACCATTGATCATATCTCTATCATACTTCCAAACATAGTTAGCTGAATAATGCTTACCAGTTATATACTCACACCAAAAATATCCAGGAGGAACAGATGTAAAATCACCCTTGGGTAGCTGCTTAACAGTAGCTCCTGCTCCCATTCCAGCTAGATTATATATAGGTCTAATAACATATGTACCTGTCTCTGGAATCTCTATTCCGGCAGGTCCACATTTGTATCCAAATGTTTCTGCTACCCATAACTTATTAAACCACTTACGATGTTGCGGATACTTTATATATGAGTCTGTATCTTCCATTAATGAAGCTTTCCTTTATCAAATAAGGGAATAACATTACCTTGATTATCAGAGTCTCCTTCTAATATATCATTAGTAACTGATCGAAGATTAGCAATCATACGTCTCATCTGTTTGAGCTCAGACCCATCACTATCTGCAGTATGTTTTTCATCATCTTGTTCTGAAGCTATAGCTCTATAATACTGCTCAAGTAACAGCTTATCTGGTTTAGCTTCTCCTATAATATGATTATAGTTCAACAGTTGAAAGTATTCTTCATTTAATTGGAAAGACATCCACGGTCTGAAAGAATAATATCTATATCCTTTCTCAATATTCTCAGATCTTATTACCATCATAGCATTTCTAACTATAATATAAAAATCATCACCTTCAGGTTCCTGCACAACCTGAGCTACGATCTCATCACCGTTAGATAGTCTGAACTGAGTGTATGTCATTTAATATCTACCTTTACCATTTTGTAATTAAACTGCTCTCTTTCATAGATCTTAACACGCTCTATAGAGTGTATTAATGCGAAGTTTTTTCTTGACTTCCAGTGCAGATCATCTGCGACATCATAGAGGGTGGTTGTTCTTCCGTCATCTGATTGTCGAAGACCACGTCCAATACTCTGCAGAACTTTGATTTGGGACTTGCTTGGTGAAGCGAATATGATATTATGCAAATTCCGAATGTTAATACCAGTGCTGAAAGTTCCCATGGATGCGACGATGATTGCATTATCTTGTTTTTCTACTATACCTCTTATAGCTTCTCTGTCTGCTGTATCTGTATCTCCTGATACAAAGAATACTTTTCTATCTTCATCTACCTTATTATTTATCTGCTCGAATAATGGCTTTCCGTGCTTGTCCACAAGGCGAAATAAGACGAGAGTATTGCCTCTAGCATCAATAGCCAGATTACGAATGAGCCTATTACGAGCATCATTTCCAATGATGAAGTCAATCTCGTCTTGATAGTCTCTTTTTCCAAAGTTCTTTCTCACCTCTTCTGAGTAGGTTAGTAGTAACACTTTAATATCAAGAGGAGCTAGGGTCTCATTATCTTGAAGTGCTTTAGTTGTAGTAACATTATATACAGGTCCAAATAAACCTTCTAACATAAGTTTGTGAGTTTGAGTACCGTCTAGAGTCCCTGTTAAACCATATCTATATTTAGCTTCTGTAGATTTGTTCATTATAGAAGAAAGAGACTTTGATTTAAATCCATGACATTCATCTCCTACTACCATTCCAAACTGCTTAAACCACTTCGCAGGTAACTTATAAATAGATTGCCAGGTAGATATAATGACCCGTTTGTTAGTATTTTTGTCTTTACCAGAATAAATTTTATGTGTGAGCTCATCTATATCCATACCGTAATCTTTGAAGTCAGTATGCATCTGTTCTACTAAGGAAGTAGTGGGTACAATGAGTAGTACCTTATCGTCAAAGTTTGACAGGTAATACTTGATTAAAAGATATGCTATGAATGACTTACCTGAGCCAGTGGGGGATAATAAAATTGCTCGAGATCTTGTTAGGGCTGTTTCAATCGCATCGTATTGATAAGCTCGAGGCTGAAATGGAAGTGTTGCGTCAGCTAGTAAATCAGCCAGCTCAAGAGAAGGTCTTGGAGGAATCGGAAACCCATAATCCGACTCTTCTGTGTCAACAGAATATGACCGCTCAGCTGCAAACTTTATTAAATAAGCATATAGCCCAGCAGAGAGCTCATGAGTTATGCGATTAAATAATTTTATTTTTCCATCCCAGACCTTATTTTTATAAGCAGGCATAAACTTATATCCAGGTACATAGAACGAAAAGTAATCAGATAACTCTGCTGCATAACCAGGTTCGCAGTCAACATATAACATACTATAGTCTTTTAAGCGTACAGTAAATTCAGCCATTCTCTTTCAACTCTTTGTACTTATATCTCACATCTAAAAACTGAGGCAACCAATCATGAGTGTTTACCGTAAATACTTGAGGTTCACTATGATCTACAGTAATTAGTATAACACCTTTCTTAATAGGTATACCTGTTCTTTCATAGAAAGCTGCTGCATAAAATGACGCCTGTATAAAGTAGTTGGTAATCCATTCCACTTTTTTAGGCTTACGTGCAGTCTTAAAATCTATGATAGAAAGCTCTCCATCAAACTCTGCTATACAATCTACTTGACCAGCACACTTAAGTTTATCACTATAAAGAAACTCTTCTTGAAACCATATGTTGTTTACTCGCTTATCTATAATGTCTTTAAGATGGCTAAAACTGTAGAGATTATTAGGCATAGCCTTGGAATCCCAATCAGAGACGTTATCTAAGTAGTCCTCTGCTAACTTATGTACCGAGGTACCTCTTGTAGCAGCTTGGTGAGATATTTTATTAGCTTCCTCCTCACCAACTCTTTTACGCCAACGCATGATACTGTCTTTACTAAGAATGCTCAAGACAGTAGTAATAGAAGGGTAAGCATTACCTTCTGGAGTAAAATACTTACGACCCTTCTCTGTTGTCTTTCTAGTCATCTTGGGTAAAGTTATACCATGATTTACGTGCTCAAACATTAGTTCCCTGCTTCAAATTGTTTCCATCTTATAATATTACTAATCGTCTGATGACGCCAGTTTAGATTATTTACTATCTCTGTAAGTGTATCTATAACAGTTTTCCAGTACTGTACTTTCTCTTCGCTTTGCTGAATCTCTGGATCACTATCATAGTAGTAATCCATCTCTCCTTTCATAATCTTGAGACCATCAAAAGGATCTGGCTCCCATCCTAACGCTTCGACAGATTCGCGATCCATCTTACCGTTGTAGTATAGCCATTTTTTCTTAAGTAAAGTTTTCTGCTTGAACTCAGCACGCTTCTTAGCTAGCTTAGCCTCTGCTAGCCACTGTAAATATTTAGCATGTAGTGAAGGTGTTGCTCTGGATGTCTCATCTAAAGCGGTTCTCTCAATAACACTATCTTTCGACCATTCGTCGAGTATCTTTTGCAAATCCATAATGTATCCTCATAATATAGATGTATTTAGCTTAGTTCGAAGTAAGAGAATCTAAACGTTACAGGGAATGTAATTTGTGTTGTATCACCAGCAGATGCTTCCATAGCCATATTACCTAAACCTGTTGGTACACAATCAATATATTTTATTCTTCTAGTAACATTATTATGACTACTTAATATAGCTAATGTTATATCTGAATATGTCGGAGGAGCAGTATCAGTTAAAGACCTATCTAGTCTTGACTTCTGAGGTGTTTGAATTAAACGATGCATCCAGTTGTACATTTCCGTATAAGCATTCATATTCTCATCAACTAGTATTATACACTCTAACTCAGTAAAAGTCAACTTATCTCCAACCATAGCAATATTACCGATACGAGAGTAAGGTACATCAGCAGCAGGAATATCGATAGCAGGGTGAGATACACTCTGGCAGAAGAATTCAAGGTTAGGGAAGTTTTTTCTATCTACCAAAAGTTTAAAAGATGTTGGCTGTAACAAACTAATATTAGTTAAAGCAGTAGTACTCCCTGTTAAAGAGGTATCAACATCTACTGTAACTGTAGGATCTAAAGTTGGCATATCAATTCCTAATTGCTATTTACATGTATTTATATGGGAAAAAAGTTCCTAAAAACTGAAAAAAACAGTTGCACTTAGTTCAAAAAGAGTATATAACTAATGTATAAGAAGGAGATAAGACATGATTGATTATATTACAGCAGACGAAGGTCACATTGATATGTACTCAAATGGTGATTTAGTAGGAATCGCAAAGACATCTAAGACTATTTGCTGGTATTTGCAAGAGATGGGCTTTGATGGATCTGTAGCTACTTCATCCTCAATGGACTTTGCTTCTGAGTATGGGTTTGATACTGATGAAGAAGCTAAAGAGCTTTGGGAATCTGGTGTAAAAAAATTCTATATGTCAGCAACTTCTTAAGGAGATATAATATGACTAAGTTTGATAAATCTAAGTTTACTTACCATGGTGGATACCTTGAGTATACAGGTACCTACGAAGGTCAACCAACATGGGATCAAGTAGCTCCTAATTGTCATCCTTCACGTGTAGGTATGCCTAAGGAATTATTTATTGCTCGCTTTAAGTATAGCAATAGCCCTATCAAAATGGGAGCGTTTAAAAGGTTCTTAATAAAAAACTTTACTGTTGAAGAATATGTAGAGATGAGAAGTGAAAATGATATAG